TTTTATGAACACAAGGAACAAAATATTTTTTATTCGTTTTTTTATCTACCGGATTCTCATAATGAAGAAGACTGGCCTTCACCATATTTGTATTTGTCAATGATAAGTTTAACTGTTTCGCTATCCAGGATTTTAATATATTCCTTAGCTTCTCTGGTAGTAACACTGAAATAGCTCGCAACATAATTTACCTCTTTCTCTGTAAGGTCTTTTTGTTTTTTTATATATTTAAAATATAATTTTCTTTTGGGAAGAAATGAAAGAAAATAATTGTAATGGGCTTCTTTTGAAATATTAGGATATTTGTTTATTTCATTTACAAGCATCACAAATGATTCATTCATACTAATAAATCTATTTATGATATAGGGATCGTATGATTTTACGAAATCATCATCAGTCGAATCAAAGGGGATCTTTTTATCTGTGAGAGCATCCAGATAATCAAATAACTCCATAAACTATCCTTTCTTTTTTTCGCTGTTTTCCTCTAATAATGTGTCAATTTTAATGGCAATACAATTTTTATTAATTTGATTTTTTATATATATAACATTATCATCTAACTGGCTATTGATTTCTTTTATATAATTCTTATCTTCTATTATTATACTCTTAATATTACTATACATCTTTCTATATGCTTCGGTAATATCCTTTGTGAGATTTTGATTTTGTTTATATAATTCATCTCTCGATACAATACTATTATTCTGGTACATCAAATCTAAATATTCGATCATCAATGTAATCATAACACTGGACTTCTGTTCAACGAATTGATCGAATTCCTGTGCTGATAGCAAGTCAATCTCGATAGAATTAATAGATTCCTTTAAGGTATTCCTCTTCAATTCATCCAGAATGGTTGAAACCAATACCTGATAAAATTTATAATCTCTGTGCTGTCTAACATCTACGGTACTATCTTTTTCTTTCAATAAATTAGCATAAGATCTCGTCATTAGTGATTTTATTTGAATATTAAAATCCTCGGCACATCTCATTTGATTTATTATGGTTTGTTGCAACTCGACAACATCTTTTTCTCTTGTTTTTGTTTTTATTGCATTTACCATAGAATCTAACAAAGAATTCTCTGTTTCTGTGTTATTTTCGAATTTTAAGAGTGTTTTTATCTTCTCTAACTTGGTATTATCAGAACCATCCACTCTTTTTGTATTTATTTTCAGTGGGCCAATATCAAACCCAAAATTTCTACCAGTGATAGCTGTTATAATATAAATTACAAAAAATGAAAATAAACATCCAAATATCAGTAAAATCGTTGTTTTTGGCCCGAACGAATGCAGAAATAATGATAGTGTTTCCATAATAGTATTTATAATTATTTGGAAACTTCTATCAGCTTTTTTATCTGCGTCTGAAACAATTCACCATCGATATGATAAATTATTTTTTTATTCAAATACACTCTTGTGAAAGGAAAGAATGGTTTTAATTTAGCATTATGAGAATACCAATCATAGTCTTTGCTAACATCCAGTGTATATAAATCCAGATCGGAAAACTTCTCTCGCAATCTTTTTAAATGCCATCTACAGAATCCACAATCGGGTTGATGAAAAGAAATAATATTCTTTTTATCAGAATCTATTATTTCCAGGAACTCAGTATGATTCAGAATTTCGGTTATCATTACAACAAAGACATTAACTCTAATAAACAGGCGGTTGCACAAATTTCTTTATCAACACAAAAAGCAGTTCTATAAGAAAATTCTCCAAGAACTATTATAGCTTGTCCTTGTATTTCTTTTGGTAACTTTGGAATAAAATTATCAAATAGTTTTTTATAAATTTCATCATGATTGAAATTTTTATCCAATAGATATTTTCTTGCTTTTGTTAATTGCTTCTTTAGAATGAAATCATAAAACTCATCATCCATTGTATCATAAGAAAAAATATTATTATTGATGATACCATAAGTGTTATAATATTGCTGCAAGAGCATTATCATTTTCCTGATATCGGGATAATAAGAATTTACTAATTTTTCTAATGTTTCTTCTGAATATTCAACATTTTGAAATTTGAGAATGATTTGAAGTCTTTTGATTATCTTCGGAATCATTTCTGTTTTTGTTTTACCATCCATGAAATTAAAATTAATTTCCTGCATTCTAGAACGAATAGGCTCGATGATTTTTGTGATATAATTTGCAGTTAATATAAAACGACACGATAAATATTGTTCTATATCCGCTCTGAGTGCTTCTTGAAAATGTCTATTAGTTCCACAGAATTCTTCGAGTATAACTACTTTCTGTGTACCCGTTAATGATTTGCAGTGAGCGAACTTTTCAATATCAGTTCGGAGAACATCTATTCCTGTTTTACTCGTATTGATATGTAATGTCTCTGCATCCAATTCATTACACAATGCCCGTGCAACCGAACTCTTTCCTGTCCCTGGACATGAGCTGACAAGTAAAAGATTTGGCAAATCCTTTTCTTTTACAATTTTTTTAAAAAATGATTTCAAAGATGCTGGCAAAACTATATCATTTATCGATTTGCCCTGTTCTGTTTTGGGTGAAGATGCTTCCATTTCTCTTTTTAATTCGGCTTCTTTGATAATTTTATCTATAGCCATTTCTTTTATTTTATCAAATGCTTCCCTCACATCTTTTTTATTCATCTGTTTTTTTAATTTCTTATCTCTGAATCTCTGCTCTTTTCTTTTCTGTTCTCTTGTCAAAAAAGATAAGGGAATCATATTCTGTTTCTTATCTGTCGTTTCGGTTTTCTCTGTTTTTTTAGGAAAGAGACAAGAACATGCTATTGGTAATTTTTCAGAATCGATACCAACATATCCCTTCTCCAAACATTTCTTACAATTCTTCTTTGGCTCTTTATTAATCTTGATTCCATATTTTTCACAAGAGAACTTAATCTGATCGAGATAAGATACTTCCTTAACATCTTTAACAGTGTAAGAAGTTACATCTATAACATTATTATTTTGTTCTGGTAATTTATATTCACCAGCATTAAAAATATCTAAATCATTATTTGTTTTAATTTCTTTCATGGTTCTCTCTTTAATCAATTTGTGCTGTGAAAATTTCAAGAGAAATATTTTCTCTCTTCATTAAAAATCTAACAATACCTTCTTTCTTAATATCAACCGTATAATCACTATCAGGAATGAGTGTTATAATATCGGTGGAAATCGAATATTCAATATTCGTATCATTCAACATAAGTGATGTTATATAATTTTTAGAAAAAGAATTGTCATGATTATTGTTATAAAGATTCATTGTAATATGTTCAGATGTGCTGGAATTACACAGAATCTTCATATTTTTGGTTGTTAACAACCCAATCATTTTCTTCAATTGCTTTAAATCGCTTGCCTTTAATTCAAACGAAGCATCTGGATTTTCAAAATTAATCTTGGATGGCCCCTTCATTAATGATTCTTCATCATTAGACAAAATTAACCTATCTTCTGTCTGTTCAATATTGGTCGAATTAAAGCAAGAATTCAACTGATAAAATTCTGGAAACTTATAAAATGCAATGGAATCTCCACTAAAATCAAAGAGATTTTTATTAGCAATTAGACGATATGCCACTGATTTTGCATTGTTGGCACGCTGAACAACAATAGCGTCACCACTTTCAGATTTCTTGATAATAATCGATTCATTGATTGAGCTTAATTCATTCAATAAAGATAAAAAATCTTTATTATAAGTAAGATTAACTGTTGTTCCTGTCATTTCGAAGCTCCTTTTTAAATTGTTATAATGATAATATATGAGTTTTTATAACGAAGTCAATTAGATTTTTTATGTTTTCTTATATATAAAAATTGGTTCTATTTTATAATCTTGCCTATTGTTTCTATTTTCTATATTACCTTTGTTTTTTGTTCCAATCATTTTTGATAGACGCAGATAAATAGTATCATCCGCTTCGTGTCCAAACACATCCTTTGCAATTTTATTAAAATCATATTCGAGACAATTCTCTTTTACTTTCCCATAAATATTAATAATCATATAACCATTCTTTTTTAATGAATCATGTGATTTCACAATCATTGGTTTTAGAAATTTATCCAACCACTCGTTGTATTTCGGATATCTTTTATAAGATTGTGTTTCTTCTTTCGAATACAATTCTTTATCAAAATATGGTGGTGATGTAAACACCAAATCAAAGAAATTAGATTTTGGTTGAAAATCCTCAAATGGAACATTGTGTAATATTACTTCTGGAATTCTATTAGATGGAGCATCTTCGAAAAAACTATTCAATTTATTATTTTTATTTTCTATATTTTGTATTATTGATAATAATTTTTTATTGCCAATGAATGTCTCCGAACAAGGATCGCACCCCTCATAATATGATATATTACTCGTTAATGCACCAAAAAGTCTACCAGAATAACCAAGAGAAGGATCGAGGACTCGCCCACCAGGAGGACAATATTTTTTGTATATAAAGTTAGCTACAGTTGGTCTAAAATTACTAACAGCACGAGCCGCACCATAGATGGATAATGTCATTCGTATACCGGTTTTATAGAAAGGCGTACCATATATCTCAATAGCTTTTAATATAACTTTCTTAAATATATTCTTGTCTATGAAATTCTCATATGGTGTTGCGAAATAATTATTCGAAGATTTTACATTATACTTATGTGGGTGTACACTATTTACTGTCCCCAATCCTATGTTATTTAATGTAATCTCTTTTTCTTTTTTTAGAAAAATAGAATCAGAATCAAAATTTAACATTCTTTCATAATCTTCTTTTATCTTATCAATGTTAAATTCCGGGTAAGGAAATCCAAAATCATTCCAATATTTCTCAATTGTGGGAAGAACCAATTCTCTTTCTTCTTTTGTAAAACATTTCCACACATCATTTCTTATTAGTTTTAATACATCAACAGGGATATTTTCTATCCCATTATAAAACTTTTTTATATTATTAAAACCGTTATAATCTATATCTTTCATAGAATATTAATGAGAGGAACCGAGATACACCTTATTGTTATAGACACCTGCGTAAACATTGTTTTAGTAATATCAAAATTCCAATCATTGCCTTTCACTCTTTCTTTTTCATTTACAATAATAACCTCATTAATACCACTCTGGATAATCATCCTTGCACAGGTACTACAAGGTAGCATACCCAGTATATAGATTTTACAATTAGTCAAATCACATTTAGAGAATAGTATAGAATTTTCCTCGGAATGTGACATCACGGGATATTTATCTGGCCTTGTTTTTGGTAAGGATGTTCCCATTGGTGTTCCATTATATCCAGTTGAAATTACTCTATTTCTTTTATCAACTATAACAGAACCAACTTTTGTTTCCTCATCATCACTCCTAAGAGCAATCACTTGAACCAAAAGACCGAAATATTCATCCCACGATAATCTTTTCATATTAACCACATTTATTATAATAGCAAGAAGAACAGCTAATACAACCTTCTTTATAAATTAATTTACCACCACATTCTGGACATTTTTCCGAACTATATACTTCACCATCCTTGATGTACTGTTTCAAAACCCTCGATACAACTTTATCGAAACTCATAAAATCATCAGATTTATTTAATTGCTCCACTATAAATTTCAAAGGTGTTCCATGTCGTAAACTCATAGAAATAAATCTGGCTAAACTTCTCTCAACAGTGGAACCAAATTTTCCCAAATTATCAATCAAAATATCATCATTGTGATATAGTCTATAATGATTATTTTTAATTTTTACTATCTTTCCGATTTTGTGTTCTTTTAAAATTCCTCTTAATTTTTCATCCGTTCCACCCACAAACATCTCATATAACATACCTTTCAATTTACCAACTAATACAGCTATATAATCATCCTTTACTTTAACCAGAAACATATCACATTCCAATTCCTGTGGTCTCTTTGGTGCATTCCTTCTATCAACCAAATCATTTTCTTTATCTTCTGAATTATTATGAACCAATATACCTTCCCTACAAGTATCCCTGTAAACAGTTACACCGATGATTCCTTTTTTAAAAGCATCAAGATAGACTTTAGATACCTCTTCTTTAGTGGCATCTTTTGGCATGTTGATCGTTTTGCTAACACTTAAACTGACATATTTAGCAAACATTTCCAGGATATTTAAATGCCACTCGGGGGTTATATCACCAGCAACAACAAATAAATCTTGTTCTTCTTTTGTGATATAATTACACCCACGAATAGACCCTTTGTTATCAGAAATATACTTATAAATTTCATCTTTATATTTTTTATATTTCTCTTCGATAAACTTTTCGAATACAGGATCTACAACATACATATCGGTATAAGTTTTATTACCAGTTTCTATCTTACGAGTATAAACAAGACCGAAAACCGGTTCAATACCAGACGATGTGCTTGACAAGGTGCTAATTGTACCCGTTGGCGCGATTGAGCTAATGCTCGAATTTCTACATCCATATTTTTTTAATTTCTCTATTATTTCTTCACAATCACCATCATACTCGAAATATCTTTCGTTTGCTTTTAAAAATACATCTTCATTATACCATTTAAATGAACCTTTTTCTTTGGCAATATTAATACTTTCATCCATACCAATGATAGTCATTTCTTTCATTAGTTTACCAGCCAAACATTTTGCATCTTGACTATTATATGGTATTTTTAATTTATAAAGTAAATGAGCAAATCCCATCATTCCCAATCCAATTGGTCTATGAGATAGAGCAACATCTTTTATTTTCTGGAGAGGAAAATCATTAACATCAATAGAAGCATCTAAAAATCTAACAGCTTTTCTAACCAATTTATAATATGATACTTTATCGAATTCACCATCTTTAACAAATTTAGAAACATCAATAGAACCAAGGCAGCAAGGCGAATATGGCACAGTGGTAACAAATTCTGAGCAATTTGAAATATTAAAACCATTACACCAAAATGTATGTGAATCATTATCAACTGTGATATCATATACCGATTGAATACCTAATGATTTTTTTGAAATTATTTCATATTGTGTTTTTTTTCTTGCTATTTTTCGTCTATTTAAAATGATATCTTCTATTTTTTTGTTCTTATATTGTTGTAAAAATTTTATTATATTATAAAAAATTTCTCTTTCTGCACCAACATTTAAATCAAACGATTCCTTTGATGTATAATCACCATTATGCCATGAAATCAATGTTGGTTTATTAACAGTATAATATGATATTATACCCATTGAATTTAACATTGTTTGAACTTGAAGTATTAATTCTTTACAAGTCGATTTTAATGTTATTCTATTACCACAAATAGACCCATTCGCAGAATACAAACCAATCAAAAATCCTATTTTCTTTTTTTCATCACCATAAAAAAATCTATCTGGAATTTTTCGTTTTGGCAACGGGGGCAATTCGTCAACTGTAATTGTACTATCAATTTCATACATATTATCGGAAGAAGGATATAATTTTCCTATAATTTTTTCTTTTACAATAGAATCGAGATATTCCATATCATCATTTCCTATTATCAACGAAATATCTTTTTTTCTATTGGGCGTTTTAAAATTTTTTGAATTGATACAACCATCTCCAATAACAAGACCGTCGATAATATCTTGAATATCAACATTGAAATTATCTAAATGATTATAATTAGACATACCAGTAATAACATCTAATACATCTGCATCTTTAACTTCTATTTTTTCAGTACCATTAACAATTCGATGATTGTCTGTAGAAGTAAAATTACCGGCTCGTGTTTCATATTCATAAACATCTTTTTCGCCAGTATACCATTTGTTTATTACAGTAGTCCAACCACTATTAGACCATATAAGATCACCTATATTGATATTTTTTAATTGTTTTATCCCTTCTGGTGTCAAAACCAAAGCGGTTTCCATGAGACATGGGTTGCACAATGCTTTATTATCAATATGATTTACTGTGACCCTCTCTTTAATATAATCTTCATTAATAATACCAGGTTCCGCAAAACTCCAAGCATTTTCAATAATCTTTTCCCATAACATTTTATATGTATAAACTTTACCATCACTATCAACCAAATCATTTTCTTTCTTATCAACAACATTAATTGTTTTAAAAATCCTATCTGGATCCTTTTCCAGAATTTCATAAAATTTATTTGGAATTTTAACCGAAAAATTACTTCTATTATATTTTTTTAAATCTTTTTTTGCGTCGATAAAATCTAAAATTTGAGGATGGAAGATTGATAAAAGACTCATTCCAGCACCACGTCTAGAATTATGACTAATCACACCATTAGCAATATATAGATGTACATTTTCAACCTCTAAATCAAAGGTTATTTCTTCAACTTTTTTGGTGTTACTTTTAACTTTAGAATACCACATATCATAAGGAATATCCACCATCTCCGACCAAAAAGATATTTTTTTTCTCAAATATTCATTAGTAGAAAATGAAAAATTGCGTTCGTTTCTATTATATCTATTTAATTCTTTATATAATTTTCTTTTTTCCTCTGTATCTTTTTGTAAAATAATTGGCATAATACCGTTTAAATATTCTTTATAATTAGGTATCACACCACATTTTTCTCTTGATAAATTTGGATAGAATGAGTTACAAACAAAAAATCGAGACTCATCATCAGCACCTATATATTTTTTCCAATTGTTTAAACCCACGAATGTTTCTATTTTACAATAATTAATATATTCTCTTTTTGAATATGAATTAATCATTTTTCTTTTAGTTATAGTATTTGGACATCCAATACCTAACAATAACAAAGATATTTCTTTAGTCAATTCATCTGATACAGAATTAAAAGATGGATATCCATGTGAAACAGAACCATCTGCCTCGAAATAACCTCTTAAATATGAACCAATAATCTCTTTATTACTTTTTCTGATCAGTAGTGGAACGGAAACTTTATCACTCTTTTCTTTACAAATACAGTTTATTTTAAAGAAATCTTTTAACAATTTATTGTTTATGATAAATGTGGAACTTTTGTCATTTTCTTTTTTATATTCGGAAATGTGTAATTCATCTCCAAATATTTTTTTTAATTTTTTTGGCAAATCTTCCATCAAGTAGCTATCGTGTGCAACAGAGAAACCAATTCTATAATCAGTATCACCACTTGCAACAAAACCATCCCCCGCCAAATATCCCAATATAAAACCAAAATCTTTATCCAATTTTTTTGGAAGATTTATTTGTGTTTGATTGTAATGATTTTTATCAACACCGATTAGCTGTTGTTCTTGACCCTCGTGTCGCCCGAGGGGAATTATCAACCAATCAGAGGAAGTTATATCTTTCATTTGTTTAAAAACCTTAACACCATCACAGATAACTTGTAATTTATGATCAGGTGTTCCTTTTAACACAATGCCATTTTCTGAACAAATCTCAATAATTTCAGATTTACCATTAACAAAATATCTTTTCGATTTATTAGTTCCTTTATCGTTAATAATGTTTAAATCTTGATTATACCAACCCCTTTCTTCGTTTTTAAATAACTCATCAAATCTAAATAATCCTTCTCTTGTTAAAATGTAAGTATCTTTAGTTAAACACCCACCTTGTTTTATACCATCTAATACAGCATCATATATCCCAATAAAAGATAATACACCACCAGATTTTTTACCATTACCTTTTACAACTTCATTCTTACCTCTCAATACACTAAAATCATAACCAACACCACCACCCATTTTTGTTACTTCGGCAGCTTCTTTCATAGAATCCATAATATCATCAATACTATCTTCAATGTTCATAGGAAAACAACTTGAAAGTGTACCCCGTCTCTCCCCCTTTGTATTAGCATTCATCAAAAACGGAGAACCCGGAACAAATGTCATTTTCTTAATATCTTCTGTTATTTCTGGATATATAGCACCAACTCTATCTGCTAATTGCTCCCATGTTGTTTCATCTTTTAAAAAATATCTATCTTTCAGTAACTTATCAATCATATCCAATCTCCTTAAAATAATGTCTTTTCGTTTAGCAGTTTAAAATTAAACCCATTCTTCTCACAATACATCTTAGCAGCAGACCACTTATTTTGATTTTTTATATATTCCTTTGCTGCATACATATAATTTTTCATAGATTTTGCCGATTTCTTTTTCGGTTCTCGTGGTTTCATAGTTTGGTGTTCTGGTTTTATTTCAATCAAATACTTTTTTATTTGATTTTCTGAATTTTTAATCTCAACATAAAAATCGACTATATATTTATGAGTCTTTGAATCTATTTCGAAAAAATAAGGAATCTGAACAACTTCATATCCATATTTTATAACATTTTGATTGCCATCACAATAAACTAAAAATCTCTTTTCATAAGATGATCTAAAATTTATGGTATTATTATTTAGACATTTTTCTGGGTGTTCGGGTATAAATTTACCCTGATACCACTCTGAATTTTTAGCCATTTTTAGTTATTTTCTTTAAAAATCTACCAATTATATTTAAATCATCAGCTAATTTTTCTAACTTATTTTTACACAGAAATCCCCATAATTTCATTCCATTGTATTCTCTTAACTCATAAGTATCATACTTTTTTAAAATAGAATGTTTTATATCCACTGGGATAAAATCAAAATCTATGAGAGCTTTATTTAGTTCATATATCCTTTTATAATTTTCATTTTCATTCAAAAAAGAATTCATATCACCATCTACTATTTTAGCCGCTCTAACAGGCCCAACACCTCTACAGATAGATGGAATGTTATCGCTCTTATCACCCATCAGTATTTTAATTTGAAGGTCTCTGATGGGGTTAATACTAACAACATTTTCTTTTTTAATCGGATTGAAGAAATTTAATTTTTTATTAGTAAGGAGCTGAATAAAATCTTTATCTGTAGAAATCAATGTTATTTTGCTATCATTATTGAGTCTTTCCTTTATTAGAGTTGCTATAATATCATCGGCCTCCGCATCAAAGACTTCCATGAAATAAGCATTTCTAAAAGATTCTTTAAATTCAGGAACAAACACATCGAGCATTTTGAAAAAAGAAGGGAAATCGATAGTAGATTTATTTCTTGCTTCTTTTCTACCTTCTTTATATTCCTTGTAAATACCTTTTCTCCATGAACATTTACTATCAATGGCGAAAATTATTTTATTGGGTTCGAATTGTTTTATGCTACTAAAAATATTATTTACAAATAAATGCTTCCAATATGAAAAATCCAAATCATCTGGTACTTTAATATTAGCAATGGAGAGAGTTCTATACATCAAATTATTAAAATCTATAACAAGTGTATTCGAACCAGCAGAGTATGTATTTTCTTCGAAGAAGTCTGATAATTTTGATTTTTGAAACATTATTTCATTCCTTTATTGAAAATATACGAGTTATAAAAGAAAAGTCAAACTATTTCTATGAAATCTGTATCAAGAATATTATTCGGAAAATATTTACTGGTTCTATTAAATATTTGAATTTGTTTTTCGGTTAAGTCTCTTAAC